ATCGATTCCATCCGGCTCCAAAGGCCGGCTCTTTTTTTGTGTCTGGAAACCGTCCAGCCCATCACAGCCAGATCGGCAGAAAGCAGGATTTGAGATCGTGAATTCAGCATAGCTCCTAACGATAATAAGAAAGCTCCATCTCCATCCGTTTCCTATCTATTCAAAATCATTTCCTTCCTCTTTCTATCCGCTTAAAAGGTATTAGAGGAAATTTATATGGCATAAACACAAATGACAGACAGACCCCCGCCGGGGTCCGGAAGGGAGGTGATCCCGATGGCAAGACCGCTGGCTCCGATGACGGCCAGAATCGAGAATTTCATTCGGATGGAAGCCCGTGGTGAATCAGCCGACGAAATCCTGAGACAGATATTCCATCTGGACCCTGAAACCTGTGGAGAGAAAGTAAAGCAGAACGCATACCAGCAAATGTACCGCTGGCGGCATCGGCCTGATGCTGACGCGATCTGGCAAGACGAACTGAAAGCTACAGTCCGTCGGCACGTTCCTGTTTCCATCAAACGGATAAAGACACAGGTTGATTCTGATACGGAATGGTTAGCCAACAAGGCAGCTAATGACGTTCTGGTGCTAGCTGGGAAAATAGGCGTGATCCAGAACCAGGAAACAGCCCTGAAGGTGGAAATATCTGGTATGCCTGACCTTGGCAGTCCTGATGATGAAAATGCATAAACGGCATTATTCAGGGTGATTATGCAGTCAGTATTCACAGATCGTCATGGCAGAATCTGGCAAAAACGGCTAGAGTCGTTGATCCGTAAGGGCTGAAGGGCATTTTCCAACTATTCGCTAAACAATGGTTTTACGAATAGTTGTGATATTACTTGATAGATAATATCTCTATGGTAGTACCAGATCAGTGCATGCTCCACAGCCAGCCGGATTATTTACCAGCGCCCCGCCCCGATCCGGAGACCGGCAGCCAGCCTCCGCCCCGCCACGGCCAGCGCCCCGGCAGCCAGCGCCGGCTCCGCCCACAGCCAGCGGCGACCAGCCCGACCAGCCCCCCGCCGCCCCGCTCCGGCCACGGCCAGCGACCCGGGGGAGGGGGTCCAGGGCGATCCCCCGGGGGGCCGAATCGTGACTGGGACTCCGCGCCGCCGACGACGAACGAGTTTTTGGCTTCACCTCCGGGACACTTCCTCCCTGGGGAGTTTTTTTGAGAAGGGAGGCGATGGCGGGCGATGCCTTCGATAGTGATCAATTATCAGCCGACGCCGAAGCAGAAAATTTTTCATGCTTCACCGGCGAACGAGATTCTCTACGGCGGTGCAGCCGGTGGGGGGCAAGACTAAGGCTCTCATCATGGACGCTTTGTTCCGTTGTCTGAAGAATCCTGGCACGACGGCGGTTGTGTTTCGCCGTACCTATCAGGAGCTGGAGGACACGGACATCAAGGAAGCGCAGGCGTCTTATCCGGAAGGGCTGGCTGTATACAATACCGGACGGCACGAATACAAGCTTGTCAACGGAAGCAAGATCCTGTTCCGGCACTGCGAGAACGAGGCTGACCGGTTTAAGTATTCCGGTATTGAGATTCAGTTCCTGTACTTTGACGAACTGACTTCGTTTGAACAGGTGGTTTACGATTTCCTGAAGACGCGCCTTCGTGCGAAGAAGAGTCTGGGGGTTGTGCCGATTGTCAGAAGCGCATCGAACCCTGGGAACATCGGGCATGGCTGGGTCAAGAAGATGTTTGTGGATGCGGGGCCGTACCTGTCGATCCAGACGCAGGAGATATTCAGTGAGACTTTGCACAAGTCGAAGAAGATTAGGACCCAGTACATTCCCGCGCTGGCAATGGAAAACCCGTTCATCACTGAGGACTACATCTTTGAGCTGGAGCAGAAACCGGAGGCGCTGAAGAAGGCGCTGCTGAACGGTGACTGGGACAGTTTTGAAGGACAGGTATTCAAGGAGTTTGTGAATGATCCTGCCCATTACCATGACCGGCTTTGGACGCATGTGATCGAGCCGTTTGAGATCCCGCTTGACTGGCCGCGTTTCTTCAGTTTTGACCACGGCTACAGCAAGCCGTTTGCCTGCCAGTGGTGGGCAATGGACTTTGCCGGACGGGCTTACCTTTACCGCGAGTGGCCAGGCGTGAAGCCGAGGCAGGCGAATGTCGGGCTGGAGTTGACGCCGATCCAGATTGCGGACGGTATCCTTGAGCGCGAGGAAAAGGAACGGCATGAGAATCTGAATATCCTGCGTGTTGCAGATCCGGCGATCTTTGACAAGTCACGCGGCGACAGCGTTGCGGATCAGATGGCACCCGGCTATGTGGGACGCCGACAGGGCGTCGTGTTCAACAAGGGCGATCATGCGCGGCTGCCGGGGAAGATGCAGGTCCATGAGCGGATGCGGTTTGATCCTGACGGCAGGCCGATGATGTATGTGTTCAGCACATGCCAGAACTGGATACGCACGGTGCCGACGCTGCCTTATTCGCAGAAAAAGCCGGAGGACGTGGACAGCGAGGCCGAGGACCACGACTATGACGCGACGCGGTACTTCTTTATGGACCATCCGGTTTCGCCGGTACGGAAGCCGCCGGCGGCATACAAACCCTTCTCTCCCTTTGACGAGTAGCGCGGCAGGCAACGTGCAAAATAAAAAAAGAAGGAGATGCCTGTTTTCTTTTTTTTGATACTTGCCGCGCTCTCCCTATATTGAGGTGATTGCATGACTGAGAAAGAGAAAGACCTTCAGGCCGAGTATTTCCTGGAAGAGCAGGAGCTTGACGAGGAAGACAAGGAACTGCTGGAGGTTATCTATGACCGGCTTGACATTTTTGAGCAGATGAACCGGCCTTACCACGAAGCCGCGAAGGACGTGCGGAAGATCGTACACATGGACGATCCCGGGCAGGACGATGAGGAGACGATTCGCCGGAACGGGAAACGGACGCTCCAGCTTCAGACGCTGAAAAGCACGATCAATAATGTGGTAGCCGATCAGATGCTTTCGATGCCGGAGGCGAAGCTGCTGCCGGAGACGGCGGAGATGCAGGACGCCGCTGACGATCTACAGGACATGGTCCATTATGTGATCTACTGCGCGAATGACTTTGAGCAGATGCATTACCGGCGCTGCGAGGACTTCTACGGTCCCGGCACAGCGGTGACACAGGTTGCATGGGACCCTGACATGTCCTACGGCAAGGGCGAGATCGCGCTGATCCGCTGGCCGCTGGAGGCTTTCCTGTGGGACCCGACGGCGGAGAACATCCAGGACTGCCGTGCGGTCATGAAGGTGAGCTGGCATCCGCTCTCATGGTACCGTGAGCATTACCCGGAGAACGGGCGGTTCGTTGGCTGCGATGACGGAACGCACAACAATGTCGGCATGACCATCGGGCAGGAGGACGCCGATCACATGAGTGATGAGCGCCGCGCCCTGATGATCGAGTACTGGTGGAGAGAGTACAACGCGAAGACCAGACGGTATACGGTGAATGTCGCCTTTGCCGCCGGGAACGCGCTGCTTTCCGTTGACCGTGACGTATATGCCCACGGCCTGTATCCGTTTGTGATCGACGTGCATGATCCGGTGGAAGGCTCCCTGGCCGGCGAAGGGCTGGTGCATGAGCTGACGCCGATGATGCGGTACATTAACCGCTATGCCGCCTACGTTGATATGAACATGCGGATGGCCAGTAAGGGCAGGCTGCTTGTCCGGCGCGGAAGCGGCATTGACAAGGAAGCCCTGACGGACTGGCAGAACGACGTGATCGAAGGCGACAACATTACGCCTGATAATCTGCAATGGCTCCAGACCGTGCCGTTTACCAGCGCGATCAACCAGTGGATGATGCAGATGCAGACGGACCTGAAGCAGGACTCCGGCGCGAACCAGTTTACGAGAGGCGAAACCACCGGGGGCATTGTTTCCGGCAAGGCGATCAATTCGCTGATTCAAGCCGGCGGCAAGGTTGCCGCGATGCGGACGGAGCAGCTGAAGTACGGTTTCAAGCAGATCGTCGAGCAGATCATCTGGCTGATGGCACAGTTCTATGATAACAAGCGCGTGGTCATGATCACCGGGCGGAACCAGCCGGTGCGGATGGATGTTGAACGCATCTTCGGAAAGAAGACGAAGGGCGCGGTCAACCCGCCGCCGTACACCGTGCAGATCGAAGTGTCCAGCCGTGATCCGCAGCGCGTGGCGAACCAGAACCAGATGTTTATGGAAGCCTACACGATGAGCGCACAGGCACAGCAGTTCTTCCCGCTTTCGTCGCTGTTCCAGATCCTGAACCTGGACGGCAAGGACAAGATCCTGCCGGTGATCCGGGCGAACGAACATTATCAGGAACAGATGCAGGCGATGCAGCAGCAGATTGAGCAGATGGGCCAGCAGATGGAGCAGATGCAGGCTGAGAACGCGAACCTGAAGAAGGCGGTCACGAACACCACGAACACGCTGGCGAACATGAGCGCGAGGCGGGGCGGCGGAGCGCCGAACCTGAACAACCCGAACGCCCAGCAGCAGCAGCCGAACGCGATTGTCGATCAGGCGCGGAGCATGATGGGCCAGCCAACCGGGCAGGCGCTGCCTGAGTAATAAAGTGACGAACCCCGCGTTTTCACGGGGTTTGCATAAATTTACACGCTGCCCGCGTTTTCACGGGAGCGCGAAAGGAGAATTCCTTTGGATTACGAAGAGACCGCGGTCAACACTGAAGATTTCGACAATGCCGAAGCGGATGACGCGCTTCCTGATGACATTGCCGAAGAAACGGACGAGTCCGAAGAGGAGAGCCTGGAATCCCTTGACGAAGGTGAGGACGAGGCTCCGCAGCCCGAAGAGCAGAATCAGCCGCAGGCTTCCGAGCCTGGCTGGATCAAGCAGCGGGTGAACAAAGCCGTCGAGAAGGCTGTGGCGGAGACGGAGCGCAGGATGCGTTCCGAATTTGAGCAGCAGATGGCACCGATCCGGGAGAAGATGCTGAACGACGAGGCGAAAGAGCTGGTCCGCCAGGGCGAGTTCAAATCCCTTGAGCGGGCGAAGGAATACCTTCAGCTTAAACAGGGAATGCCGCCGAAGCAGGAAGAACCGCAGAGGCAGGCACAGCCCCGCAACGATAACGGACAGTTTTCCTCCCAGCGTGACGCAGCGACCAACGCCCGGATCGATATGCTGGCCCATCAGGTGGACAGCATCAAAGCGAAGACGGGCATTGATGTCATGGCCGTCTTTGAGAGTGACAAGGACATCAAGAACGCAGTTATCAGCGGGAAAATGGACTTCTACGACGTTGCCGAGCAGATGCAGAGCAAGGGCCGGAGGAGACCGCCCGCGCCAATGCGCTCCCCGAACGGGGCAAGCGGCCAGCAGCAGAATGCTATCAGCACGATGTCTGACGAGCAGTTTGAACGCATGGAGAAACGAATTGCCCAGGGGGTGCGCTACAGCCTTAAAAGATAAAGGAGTGTAGACACATGCCTAACGCGAACACCAATTTTTCCTATGATTCCGGTATTGCCCCGACTCTCCTGGAGTCCTACCTTCAGAGGCGGGCGCTGAAAAATGTGGAGCCGAACCTCGGCTACCTGAATGATGCTCAGATGATCGAGCAGCCCAAGAACAACGGCAAGCATGTCAAGTTCTTCCGTTACACCGAGCTGCCCGCGATCACCAAACCCCTGTACGAAGGCGTGACCCCGGACGGCCAGAAGCTGACCGAGACTGCCTTCACCGTGATGACCAAGCCCTACGGCGGCTACATGGCCTACACGGATGAACTGGATCTGTTCCATGTGGACAGCAAGACCCAGGCGATGAGCGACCGGCTGAACCGCCAGGCCCAGCTGTCCATCGACACGGTTGGCCGCGATCAGATCTGTGCCGGCCTGAACGTCATGTTCCCCGGCACTGTGGCTGCCCGCGCTTCCATCGCCGGCACCGACGTGATCACCTACGCGACGGTCAAAAAGGCGGTCCGCAACCTGAAGAAGAAGGGCGCTCAGCCTTTCCCGGACGGTTTCTACCACGCGAAGATCAGCCATGACACCTACTACGATCTGAGTCAGGACACCCACTGGATCGATGTGGCCAAGTACCAGAACGACACCAGAGTACAGCGGTACGAACTCGGCACCATCTACAAGGTGAAGTTCTTTGAAGTGGACAACGCGAAAGTGTTCACCACCGAGAACTACCTGTATGACACCACGGGTTATCTGACCGCTGCCGCCACCTACGACATGACCACCCGGACGATGACCATCGCCGAAACCATGACCGAGGACGTTGCCCGCGAACTGACTGGCAAGCTGGTTTATGTGAACCGCAGCACCACCTACAACACGCTGATGTGCATTGAGCGCATCTATCCGTCCAGCACTGCCAACACCACGAAAGTCGTGTTCCGCTGGAATCCTTCCGCCACTGAAGGCGCGAACTGGACCACCAGCAACACCACAAAGATCACGCCTACCGGCGGCGGCAACTCTGTTGACGTCCACGCGACGCTGATCTACGGCCAGAACGCTTTCGGCATGGTGAAGCTGGGCGGCACCGGCAAACCGAACATCCAGATCATCGTGAAGCCCGTCGGCTCTTCCGGCTCTGACGATCCGCTTAATATTGGGCGCGTTGCCTGACAACAGGCAAATGAAAACGTGGTGAACCTACAAATGTAGGGTGTGGCAGAAATGCTGCTAACGGGGAAAGCTAAAGCCATAAAGGTATGCCGATCCCGTGCCAAGCCTTGGAAACAAGGAAGGTGTAACGACTATCCCATATGGGAGTAGGATTACGGTGAAACTCCGTATTCCGAAGTGCCACGCAACCGGTAACGGTTGAAGATATAGTCTACTCCCCTGATAAATATCGGGAAACCGAGGGTGTAAAGACAATCAGAGAGGAACCATTGCCTGGAAGGTTCCGCACTTCTGCTGCGCTGTTCTCCAGGATGACTTCATTGTCCGCATCGAACACGCGGTGAGTGCCTAAGATGTTTCCCGGGGACCGGTTACCTCCGCCGGTCCTCATGGTTTTTCCTTCCTCCCCGTGGGAGCCAGCGCCAACTGGCTCCCACACTTTTTTACAAGGAGATGAGAACAATGGCTGTGAGAATTATTAAAAAGGAAGTGCTGGTAGAGGACGTGCCTTACATCGAGGCTGCCGGACTCAGCACGGATGACAAGCCGCTGGGCGTTGCGACCGGGAGCCTGTTCCTGGAAGTGGACAAGGGCGATGTCTACGCCTACGACGAGGAAGGCGATTCCGGCTCCGAGTGGCTGAAGATCGCCGCGCTTGGCGGGAGTGGTTCCTGATGGATCTGAAAACGCTAATGCGGCTGAAAGCGACAGGCGCGGGCAATCCTCCGGCTGTCAATAATCTTTTCAGTATGGACGAGTTCGACGGGCTGACCGGCATTACATATGCTGACGGCATCGCCGTGGCGACGTCTGACAGATTCAATCACGAAGGACACTGCTACAGCCTGACAGAGACAATCCCTGCAGGGACGGCTTTCAAGGTGAGCGTGACCGGGCTTGTGACAGACGGCGGCAACGAGGACACCTGGGGGATTCGCGTACAGGCGTATTTCTCCGATGATACGAACACCGACTTCTATCACTTTAACGAACTGGACACGGACTGGACCACAATGGAGAACACTTTCACGTTGGAGAAAGACGTGAAGGGCCTGCGGTTCAGCTATGCCAATTATCCCAACAGTGTGTGGCACCTGAAGGACATCAGGGTCACGCTGGCGTGAAGAATAAGAAAGGAGCCTTACAATGGCTGCAAAGAAAGAATTTGACACCCTGACCGTACAGATGCCCCCGAAGGAGGAGGAAGCGAAGGAACCGCTGGTGACGATCTTCCTGCCGGAGCTGGAAGACCCGGGCAGCGCCGGACTGAGTGTCGATCAGTACGAACACGTTACCATCGCGAACGAGGAGCATGAGAAATGCTACAAGATCCATCGCGGCGAACCGGTTCAGGTGCCGGTGTCGGTATACGTCGTGCTGAAGGAGAAATATCCCAAGCTGTAAGAGGTGAGTTCAATGACGATGCTGGAGATCCAGGAACAGGTGATGTTCCAGACGAACAACGATGCGGATGACCTGGGGGACTATCTTCCCCATGTGGATGACTATATCAATGAAGCGTATGACCGGATCGCGATTGTGTGGGATCACCAGCATGTTCCGAGCGAGGCTTACCCGCGCCTGACGGAAGACACGGATATCCCGAATCTTCCGGAATGGCTTCACCGGTATATCGCGGACTGGGCGACATGGCTGGTTTACCGCAACGGAAATCCGCAGAAACAGCAGAGAGGCCGCGCCTACTGGCAGCATTTTATGGACATGTTGTCCAGCCTTGCTGACGGCGGCGGGAAGAACGGGATCGACGAAAGCGACGGGAGCCAGAAGCAGTACCGGAACTTCATCAATATCCCGAAGTGAGGTGAAAAGCGATGGCATCATACTTTTCCCTTCACGCCTATGATGCGGATGTGTGGGTGAGGGAGTTCAAGGGACTGAATCAGGCGGACGAAAGTCTGAATTCAGATCCGAGGTATGCGACGGAGACGCTGAATGTGGAAACACCCGGCGGCGTCCTCCAACCGAATGCCGGGTATGAGATCCTTGACGGAGAGTTCACGGGCCGCGTTGAGACGCTGGCCAGCTTCCATCGTCGCTGGTATACCGGCCCGGGCAGTAAGAACTTCCTTGTCTGCGGCACCGGCGGAAAGCTCTACTGCCGGCAGCAGGATGATGAAACCGGATGGATTCAGATCGCTTTCCCGACAGGCGTGACCAGCTACCTGAACAATGTGTGGAGCTGGGTGACCTACGAGAAGAACGTGGTGATCGGCGACGATAATGTGACGGTTGACGTGCTGCTGATGAGCAATGCCGATGACGGCATGATCATGGTGATCCCGCCGGACAAGCCGAAAACATGGCAGGACGCGATCGATCAGAACCTGACATGGGCGAATGATGACAACGAGACATGGCAGGACGAAGTGACGTCCACATGGACCGTGCAGGCAATCGACACCCGGTATGATCCTTCTGACAGCGACGAGCCGCAGAAGAAGTTTGCGGTGATTGAGCGCTTCGCAGAACGCATCTTTGGCTGCGGTGTGCCGGATGAACCGGATACCATTTATTACTCTCAGGCGTATGATCCGACCAACTGGGAAAGCGAAGCGGACATCCCGGAGGACAGCGCCGGAGAGATCCGGCAGCCGAGCTGGGACGGCGACAGCTTCTGTGCGCTGAAGGCATTCGGTAACCAATTGCTGGCATTCAAGAAAAACCGCGTATGGCGGCTGGCCGGAACCTACCCGGGCGAATACGCGATGAGTGAGCAATACGGCGGCGGCGCTCAGTATCCTGCGACAGTGGCGGTTGACGTGGAGCGTGTGCTGATGGCCGGGAATGACGGCATGAGCAGTTACGACGGCATGAGCGTGACACCGTATATCCGCGATCAGATTCGTGATATCTGGAAGACGGTTAACCGCGATGCGCTGGATCAGATGTGCGCGGTGCTGTTTAAGAACCGTTATTACCTGTCGATCCCCGTTGACGGCAGCAGTGTGAACAACGCGTTCCTGGTTGTGAACAACGACGAAGGAACGATCCTGTATTACAAGGACATGAAGATCGAGAGCCTGATGGCCTCCGATGAACGGCTGTACGCGACGTCTTCCTCACTTCCCGGGCGGGTGCTGACTATCGGGTACGACAGCTGGTCGAGAGGCAAGAGCAGCGGAGCCGCGACGCGTTGGGTGTCGCCGTGGATGGACTTCGGGTACAAGCGCATCCAGAAGGGTGGCTTTGATCTGTACTTCCTCGGCGAGGTGCAGGATCTGGCGGTGACGCTGAAGTTCTCCATCCAGACGGAGAAGAAGACGAAGACGAAGCTGTTCACGGTCCAGCGCACAGAGCGCGAACACCGGATGAAGCGGCTGCACTTCGGCGGAACCGGACGGCGGTTCCGGATCATCATAGAGACAGGCGAAGGGAACAAAGCACCGTGGCGGCTGATCGGCGGGCTTCAGCTTGTGGTCGAGACCGACCCGGATTGAGGTGACGGCTGATGGCAAACAACACGATACGCAACGAGCCGCTGCGGGTTCCAGCCGGATGGAAAGATCAGGACAAGGCGCTGATCATCCAGCTTCAGCGGTTGCTGGACGATCTGTTCGGACGGTTTGGCAAGCTCCGGAGGAAAGACCTTGGGACGGAGCTGAATACGCTGCTGGACGAGCTGATCGAGGCGGCAGGCGATCTGTCCGACCTGATCGCGTTCATCGGCGACACGGCAATGGGAACCACGGCAACGACCGTGACCGGCGCGATTGCAGAGCATGAAGGCGATATTTCCGGGATCAATACGAAGATCGGAAGCACGGCGCTGCCGACAACGGCACAGACATTGACAGGAGCCATCGCAGAGGTTGACGGCGACATTGGCAGCGTTGCCGGTGAGCTGTCTGCGCTCTACAGCCTGACGGTGGCACAGCTTAAAGGGAAGTGATCAGCATGTACAGAGGAACCACGCCTTCGATAGATATTGTTTTTGACGATGTGAACCTGGAGGAAGCCAAGGTTTATATCACGCTGTATGAGCAGAAATCAAAAACGCAGATCGATCTTGAATCCGGGACGGACTTTGTTGTTTCGCCCGGGCTGAACAATTCGACAACGATGATCAGCCTGACGCAGGAGCAGACGCTGGCGCTTGGCACCGGGCTTGTGTGCATTCAGGCGCGGTGGGTATTCCAGGACGGCGTGGCCGGAGCGACACAGGTCGCCGAGGTGCAGATGCAGGATGTTCTGAAAAAAGGGGTGATCGAGTATGGCGACTGAGGTCCATCTGAAGATCGGTGATCCGGTGATCGTGACGCGGATCGGCGTCGGCGGCTTCTATGCCAGCGAGAACGGCAGCGACAACCCGGCACAGATTTTCGGCGTCGGCACATGGCGGAAGATTTCCCCGGCGAACACTGTGGCAGAATTGCTGAACCTTGACGGGCAGGACGATTTCGTTACGATCGGAACGCTGTACGTCTGGGAAAGAATTTCTTAAGAGGTGAAACAGAATGGCAACAACGACAGGAACCGGAGCCAAGAAGATCCAGAACACGGACGATTGGCGGGACATATTCGACATCCATAATGATACGGTTGACGCCTATGACGGGAAGATCGGCACGACCGCACTGCCCACGACAGCCCAGACGATCACCGGCGCGATTGACGAACACGAGACTGACATTAGTACGTTAAACAGCAATATAACCAATATCGCAATGTCTGATGGAACTGACCTCAACAATATTACTGCAACTGGTAGAACAAAATGGTATATAGGAGGTGACATCAGCAAAATGACGAACATCCCTCCATCTTGTGTTGGGAATGTTTGGCCTTTCAACCTTGAGGTTATTCCATTGAACACAGGGGCTTTGTACAGCAGACAGATTCTGCATTGCTTTGGCATAAGCGGTTCTATGAATATGTTCGTCAGGACACAAACCTATTCTGGTGGGAACGTAGTATGGACGAGTTGGATGAAAATGTCTTACACAGTTGACAGCTAAATGATGATATTACGAGCAAGTAATAACATCATGTAATATCTTTCTTTATATAGTGGAAATAAACTGTTACGTTCTGATTCGCCCATGCAGTTCCGTTAGCGTCTGTGACCTGTACTCTCACATACCAATCAGTATTGTAGAAAAACGGAATACAGACGTGGACGGCATCCCATGCAAAAATCACTGATGATATAGTCGTTGCATTTGTAAGTTTCAAATTCCCGTTTGCGTCCGTTGTGCCTGTTGTTTGCCCCTTATAAATCGGATGCAAATTGCTGTTTAACGAAATAAAAAAGAATAATCCAGGAGGTGAAAACCTTGGCCAGTAATACAGATTATTATGCCCTGATCAAGCCTGCCGTTACGGACAAGCGCGAGATCGGGCCAATCAACACAAATATGGATACGATTGACGCGGCGCTGCATACGCTGGATACCGGGAAGAAATCAAAGCAGTCTGCGAAAACCGATCCGACTGCCAGCGGAACCGCCGCAGCGTTTATTGATTCGATCACGCAGAACACGAACGGTGAGATCACAGCGACGAAGAAAAGTGTACGTGATGCCAGCACCAGCCAGAGCGGACTGATGAGTTCTGCTGACAAGACGAAGCTGAACGGGATTCAGAGCGGAGCGCAAGTCAATCCAGGGAACGCAACTACAAGCGCGGCAGGCTTGATGAGCGCGGCGGATAAGACGAAGCTAAACGGCATTGCCAATAATGCGAACAATTATTCACTGCCGCTTGCCGCCTCCGGCACACGGGGCGGTATGCAGATCGGCTATTCGCAGAACGGAAAGAACTATCCTGTTCAACTCTCAAGCGAGAAAGCGTATGTCAATGTCCCCTGGACGGACACGACATACAGCGATGCAACAACATCCGCTCATGGCCTCATGACGGCGGCAGACAAAACGAAAATGAACGGAATATCCACCGGGGCAAATAATGGTTCTTATTCGATTGTAAGTGCATCTGCAACGAACACAGTGCTTGCAAACGGGGTTAGTGCGACTGGCGTAAGCATTACTGTTCCATCAGGATATACGCCTGTTGCCATTACAAAATTTATGTGCGGGCCTGGAACGGGGACAGATTACAGTAATATCGAGATGTATGGGTTTGAGGTGCAGAGCAACTCTGTGGTTGCGCTTATTAGAAACAAATCGTCAAGCAATCTGAGCGTGACGATTGATGTAAAGGTACTCTGCTTAAAGTTTGCATAAGGAGATGATTTTATCATGAAAATGAAAGGCGACTGGGGTTCCGGGACTTCCTACGACATCGGCGATGTGGTCCGGTATGACAATGTCATGTACATCAAGCAGAAAGACTGCGGCGTCGGGATCACTCCGAAGGACACGCTCTACTGGGGACGCACGGACAATCAGGAGATCCTGTCCATGATGGCTGACATGCTGAACGGCATTGCGACTGTTTCCGCGTCCATCCCGGACAATATCAGCGACGAGGCGATCACGCTGTCCACGGAGACCGGGGACTACCTGATCACCGTTGATGACTCCGGCGATACTCCGGAGCTGGCGGTGACGCTGATCTCTGACGAGGAGGATGATACCTGATGCCTACGATCAAACAGAAGAGGAATGCGATTGAAATCAAAAACCCCAGCACAACCAGCACGAAGCGCGAGAACGCCAGCTACCGGATTGATAAGGATACCGGAAGGGCTGCCGCCAGCGTGACCGGGAACAAAGTGAACAGCGGCATGATCGGCGATGACAGAAAGAACCGCAGGACATCTTCCAAATCCGCTTCGGCAAAAGCTAGCGCGATTGACTGGTCAAAGTACGATGCTCTGACAGCGGCGAAAACGATCGGGGACATAAAAAACAGGCTCCAGCGTGAATTCAAGAAGCCGACTTCCAGAAAGACCGGCAATAATCAGACGAGGTGATCGAAATGGAATGGATTGCATTTGCAGCATCCGCCGTGACGGCGGTTCTGTCATTCCTTGGCGTATACATCTCCAACAGGAAAGCAGCGGCGGTCATGGAATGGCGCATCAAGAGCCTTGAAGAAAAAGTTGACAAACACAATCAGGTGATCGAGCGAACTTACAAGCTGGAGCAGAAAGTCGCCGACATGGAAAAGAAGGGGTGATCGTGATGGCGAAACAACATGCGACCATGCTGGTGAGTAGACCAATCAAGGTAAAGAAGCCGAACGCGGCAGCGGACACACTGAACCTTGGCGAAGGCCCCAGGAAGATTGCGATCTCCGAGCCGAGGAGCGGATACGAAAAGCGCACGGTTGGCAAAGAGATCAAAAGCACGAAAGATCGGCTCCGCGAGGCACTGAAAGAGAACAACAACAAACTCATGAAACGGAGGACTGGAAAATGATTGACTGGAAGAAGAAGCTGACGAGCAGGAAGTTCTGGGCGGCCGTATGTGAATTTGTTGCGATGCTGATCCTTGCCTTTGGCGGGACGCAGGAGACGGCTGTACAGGTGACGGCGATCATCATGGCCGGTGCGGCAGTGCTGGCTTATATCATCGCTGAAGGGCTGGTGGACGCGGCGAACGTCAGCGGGCAGACAATCGAGATCCCGGCTGACGAGGAAGAAGAGGACGCAGAATGAGCGAATGCAGGAACTGCGAAGAAAAGCAAGCCTGCATTCCTTTCTTCGCACATGAGAACACGATGGAACACTATAACCGTGCGAACAGGCGGATGCTGCTTGCGCTGGTTACCGTCTGTGTTACGTTCATTGTGACGATCATCATTTTTGTCAGCGGATACACCCAGCGGGAGAAGAACTGGCTGGACACGATCCAGCGGACGGGAGTGACGGATGGAGTACACGAACAGTCAGATCCGTGAGCTGATCGCGGAACATATCCACTCCGAGCGCGACCGCGCCCTTCTCTGCCGGAGGCTGATCGACGGGATCACGTTTGAAAAGCTGGCAGAGGAGTTTGAGCTTTCCCCGCGACAGGTGAGAACCATCGTTCACAAATGCGAAGGGTACCTGTTCCGAAAGATACCGGAAAACTTCCCCTGATCTGCCTGTCGGTTTCCTCGCCGGCAGGCACTTCTTTTGCTATGCTGATAGTGAAAGGAGGCGTCAGGAAATGGAAGGCATTGTCATTGATTCTGTACGCCCCCGGGAACCCGTGAGTGACTATGTGACCCACGGAGAACTCGCTGACGCGATAGAGGCGCTGGAATCGCGCCTTATGGGGCAAACAATGAATAACGGCAATAACGTGCAGATGGACGAACTGAAGCGCGACCCGATCAGCGTCGCGAAGAAGAAAGGCTTTCAGATCCCAGACAACCTTGCCGGGAACCCGCAGGCGATGGTGATGCACCTGATCAATTCCGGACAGGTGTCAAGCCCGATGCTCCAAAAGATCATGCCGATGATGCAGAAGCTCGGCTGGAAATAAAGAAACGCTGACAGGAAAGGGAGAGGCAAACCTGTCAGCGCGGCATCACGGAGGCCGTGAATACCTGATAGCAATATTATTATATTCGCTGTCTCCGGGAAAAAGCAAGCAGTGCCGCAGTGGCCAGGCGGCTTGCAATATAAAAAGGAGACAACGAACATGGACACGAACACTTACATGCCGGTAGCGCCGGTTGGCGGCGGCTTCGGCGACGGAATGGGCAACGGCTGGTGGATTATCCTGCTGTTCCTGTTCGCAGGCGGATTCGGCAACGGATTCGGCGGATTCGGCAACAACGGTGCCGGCTTTGTCGGCGCGGACGTGCAGCGCGGATTTGACCAGAGCGCCGTGATGGGCGGAGTGAACAATCTTCAGAACGGTATCACTGCCGGATTCGGTGATCTTCAGACTTCCCTGTGCGGCGGTTTCGCCGGAGTGAACGCGGCGATCACGAACGGTTTTGCCCAGGCGGAGATCGGAGAAAACGCCCGCCAGATGAGCAACATGCAGCAGATGTTTGCGCTTCAGACACAGGTGAGCGCCACGCAGAACATCGTGCAGAGCGAAGGCTCCGCCACGCGGGCCGCGATCCTGGAGCAGACGAATTCCATCCTGTCTAAGCTGTGCGATCAGGAGATCGAGAATCTCCGCGCCGCGAACGTCAGCCTCCAGAACCAGCTGAACATGGCGAACCTGGCGGCATCCCAGACGGCACAGACCCAGCAGATCATCTCGGCGCTCACGCCTACGGTTTAAGGAGGCGGGAGCATGTACGACGCAATCTGCGAAGCGTTCCACCGCGAACTGGAAGCGATGGACGAGAAGTATGCCGGAGGCGCTGCGCTCAATCATCAGGATCTGGAAGAGATTGACAAGATTGTTCACGCACTGAAGAGCATGGCAACCTATGAGGCCATGACCGGCGAACCCTACACATGGAAACGGACCAGGCCGAGAGAATACCGGCGCTACTGAAACGCGGCACCCTGAAGCAATTCAGGGTGCTTTTTTTATAGGGGTGATTTAATGAGCTGGCTGGGATGGATCGTGATCGGGATTATGGCTGCGAACGTTCTGTTTTTCGGCGGGATGTTCATTGGATACCTGATTGAAAGGAGGGACAAGGATGATCCAGGCAAATGATCTGATCGAAAAGTTTAGGTATGCCCTTGACAATAAATGGGGCTATATCTGGGGAACTGCCGGTGACCTGTGGACGCAGGCGAAGCAGAACCAGAAGGTTAACTACATGGTCAAAAACTACGGTGCAACCTGGCAGAAGAATTCAGACGCGAAGGATGACCATTATTACAGCGCAGCGCTGTACGGGGCTAAATGGATCGGGCATATGGTTTCCGATTGTTCCGGAATGTTCGTCTGGTCGTTTAAGCAGTTCGGGCTGGCGATGTCGCACATCAGCACGACAATTTACAAATCCTACTGCGGCACGAAGGGGAGGCTGACAGACAGCCTGAAGAAGACGATCCCCCCGGGCGCGGCGGTATTTACCGGCGACACGGAATCGAATCATCCGCATGTCGGCCTGTATGTCGGGAATGGCAAGGTGATCGAGGCCAGCGGGACGCAGGCCGGCGTGGTGACATCGAATATAACGGCCGGAAAATGGAAATGGTACGGGCTGCTGAAGAACGTGCAGTATGAGGCGGCTCCGGAACCGGACACGGAGCCTTTGACGATCCGGAAGGGGAGCAAGGGCGACGCGGTCAAACGGATGCAGACAATCCTGTTTAACCTTGGCTATGACCTTGGCAAATGGGGCATTGACGGCGATTTCGGCAGCGCGACGGAGAAAGCGCTGAAGGAATTCCAGTCGGACAACCGGCTGGAGGTTGACGGCGTTTGCGGTCCGGCGACGTGGGCAGCCCTGGAAAAGGCAGAGGCTTCGCTGAAAGAACCGGTAAAAGAAGAAACCTATTCCGTCACGATCTACCATCTGGATCGGACACAGGCGGAAGCGATAGCGAACAACTACCCGGGAAGCACAATCAATAAGGAGTGATCTACATGGCGACGAAAACAAAGAAAACGCTGGAGGCGGCTTTCGATCAGAAGGCTGCTGTGGACAATCAGAGCGCGGACGATCAGATGTGGAGCAGCCTCCAGAACGCTTACAGCAAAAAAGCAGAAGACATTAATACCAGTTATAACCAGGCGGTTTCCCAGAATGATGCACAGATGCTGAGTCGCGGAATGGGCCGATCCTCCTATGCGCTACAGACATCCGCCAATCTCCGGAACCAGCAGGCGAAAGCGCTGGATCAGAATAATTCGGACATGATCGCTGCCTATCAGAACTGGAAGGCGACGAGCGCGGAGAACGAGGCGAACCGCGCCTGGCAGAGCAGCGAGAATGCGCTGAACAGGGAATGGCAGACTTCTGAACGTTTGGGAACACAGGAGTATCAGACAGGTGAGCGCCTCGGCTCCCAACAGTACCAGACCAGCGAACGCCTCGGCCAGCAGGAATATCAGACCGGCGAACGCAGAGAGACGCAGGCATATCAGACCAGTGAGCGTCTTGGCCAACAGGAATATCAGACTGGAGAACGCAGAGAATCACAGGCATTCCAAACAAGTGAACGCCTCGGACAGCAGGAATACAACACGTCCGAACGGCTTGCACAGCAGATTTATAACACGTCAGAGAGAGAAGCCACACAGGCTTATAACACTTCTGAACGTCTTGGACAACAGGAATACAATACTTCTGAGCGTGAAGCCACACAGAAATACAACACTTCTGAGCGCCTTGGCCAGCAGGCTTACAATACGTCTGAACGCCTTGGCCAGCAGAACTGGCAGAGCGCAGAAGCCGAGAAAAACCGCCAGCAGGAATCAGCAGAGAACGCTCTTAACCGCGCTTTGACTGAGAGCGAGTCCGAGAAGTCGCGTGAGCATGAGGCCGCACAGAACGCCCTGAACCGCGCCCTGACGGAGAGTGAATCCCAGAAGTCGCGTGAGCATGAGTCAACTGAGAATGAACTGAACCGCGCCTTCTCTGCAAGCGAATCAGAGAAACAGAGAGAGCAGGAAAAGACGGAGAACGCCTTGAACCGCGCACTGACGGAGAGCGAATCTGCCAAGGCCAGGGAGCATGAGACTTCTGAGAACGCGCTGAACCGGGCGCTGACCGAGAGCGAATCGGAGAAAGCCCGGGAGCATGAATCCACCGAGAGCAAGCTCCAGCGCGAATTCACCGCCGAGGAAAACGCGAAGGCCCGCGAAGAAAACGCACGGCAGCATGACGAGGATCTCCAGTTCCAGCGTGAACAGTGGGAGGAATCCAAAGCGCAGTGGCGTGAGCAGTTCAACTACAACGCGAAGACGGACGATCAGAAAATTGCGTTCACGGTTGTTGAGAATGCTCTGGAAGCCGGCGATGAAGTTACTGACGCGCTTCTGGCGCGGGCTGGGATCAGCCGGACGGACTATGAAATGATGAAGACGAAGGCCAGCAGCGGAACCAACAAGCCGAAGACAGATACAAATCCGGATGATAAAGAAACAAAGCCGAATGACAAGAATGTGGAAGAAGAACCGAACACCACAAACAATACAAATACCGGGACGAACGATGTCGGCCCCACTTATTCCATAAAAACCAGAACCGATTACGACAAGTACACGAAGAACAGAAACATGACCAAGTAAAAGCATCGGGGGGATTTCGATATGTCGCAGCCTCTTGTGAAGAAACCCGGACAGATGAAAACCAGGAACAGCGTGATTAACACGCCAACTGTCAACACGGTTCAGCCTATTGTGAAGCCGGGGCAGACGAAGACCAGGAACAACGTGATCAGTACTCCGGTTTCCCCTGTTACGCAGAAGACTGCCTACCAGCAGAACCTGACGCAGACTCAGCCGAAGCAGGATGAACCGTGGACGAAGCGCCGGGTGATGGGGAATATTTACAGCATCTACGGTACCGATCCGGAGAAAGCCCAGAAAATGTATGGAGATCTTGGCTATCTCCAGACCGATCCGAATTCCAAATACTACAACGTATACTCCCAAGCCACCAACAGCGCCGCTTCCAATCTGGCGGCGCTTGGTTTTGACACTTCCGTCCTGACGGATGACTGGTTCAAGCAGAACAACGGCTGGATTCAGAGCAACCTTGAATACCGGGGGCAGACGAATACGCCCAGTGCTCCGACGAAGAAATCCACGCAGGATCAGATCATCGCCTACCAGCTCTATCAGTATCAGAAGAGTGAGGCAAATACGAAGCAGGCCGAGCAGGAGATGGCTGCGCTGCGCGAGGAGATTTCCTTCAAGGCGACACGCCCGGACCGGAACTATTCTGATGATGACATCATCAACAGCATTGACTGGTCAAAGTACAAGACCCTGTCCAAGGCGAAAGAGAACGCCAGCCTGAACGCGCCGACAGAATTCAACCGCGCCATGAAGTTTACGGATGATGACCTGTATGGATGGATCTGGTCCGCCCGGAACGGCTATGACGGCGATGACAACGACTACGCGATGGCCATGTCCTATCTTGGCGAAGGGAAAACATGGACGTATGATCCGGATATCGCCGAGCGGCTTGATCCGAAGAGTGAGAAATTTAAACCCTACAGCGTAGGCAGCACCGGCATTGATGATGCGGCTACCTATTTCGGAACGGCGATCTTTAATAAGGACTGGCTGAAAGAGCATGACGGAATGCAGTGGAGCCAGGACGAGACTCAGAAAGAAATGTACCAGAAGGTGCAGAAAGCCGAGCAGAACACGCTGGACGCGGAAGAACAGTATACCGCCATCATGCAGTGGCTTGATGAGATGAGTGAGCGCGATCCGGAGAAGGCGCTGAAGCTGTTTGACGAAGCCTATGAAAAGGGGCAGTTTGCCATCGGTTACGGTTCGGACTATAAGAAAGTCAATATCGGGATGCTGAAAAACATGGACAAGAGCATCGGATATGACGGGAATCCCGGGAACGGCGACCTGATCTCCATGACGCGCCCGGTTGATTATAAATATGAAGAAATCCGGGACAAGATTATCCAGAAGTGCGAGGAGAACAAGAACGTCTCCACCACTATGGAATACATGTCAAACCTCGGCTATTCCACGACTGTTGAAGGCGCTCAAACTCCCGGAAGAGGAAACGCAGGCTTTATTGACACAACAGTTCCAAAGCAGCACACAAAGATCGACATCCAGAACGAAGCGGCTGCGCTTGCGGCAAAAAAGAAAGCCAATGCTGCTCCGGCCAATACGACTGAGAAAGATGACGTGGACGTCGTTATCGGCGGAACGCGGTATAATGCCGGCACAGACAATCTTTATCAGCCCAACCAGAACGAGCTTCGGGAAGCTTACGATGAAGAATACGGTGCCGGTGCTTATGACCAGGCTATTTCAGAGGCTCCTGACACATTGCCTCCGACTACTGTTGCAGATCAACAGCAGACAACTTCTGAACCGCAGGCGTATCAGCCTCCGGAGTTCGTGAAGCCCGGGCAGCAGAATCAGGAACCCTGGTCGCCGGTAACGAAGCAGCAGCAGGCGACCTATGAAGCACAGGATCAGTCGCTGAAGGAAACGCGTGATCAGCTTTATGAAATCGCCACGCCTGTCGAGCAGGCCGCGATGGACCGTACCTGGAGCGTCATGTTTGACAAGGCAAAGGGCTATGTTCAGAGCGTTCTTGACAAAGGCATTCAGATTGGCACCCAGATTGTCGGCAAGGTAAAACATAGCTCTGTCAGCTCCCTGTCCACGGCAGTGCTGAAAGACGCCGAAACAGTGCAGAAGTATAACGCTGCCCAGAGCGAAATACTGGATCTCCAGATCAGGGAAGCTTCGCTGAAACCCCAGGTGGATGCGCTGGAGGAACGCAGACGGTACGAAGACGCGACATTCAACTGGGGGCAGTTCTATGATTCCGGATATGATGTGACCACGCAGGCATCGTGGGATCTGCTGACGGACGAACAGCAGCGGTTCCTGAAGCTGATGAATACTGGCGACACTACACCGGAAGAAGTTCGGGATGAATATGAGTCTTATCTGGAAAAGAACAAGCAGAACTATGCCCCGCTGACCGATGAAGAGCGTGCGATCATTGACGAATACAAGAATACACAGCAGAGCATCATAAACGCGCAAGATGTCATGGACGAGAACCAGGATGTCTATGACGCCGCGCAACAGGCACAGTATGACGCGATGGCTCATTATTATGCCGTGATCGACATGTTTAACGCCGCCGGCATCGACACTTCCGACATGGAAGACGCCGCTGGCGTTTCCGGCTTCCTGCTTGACTTCGCGCAGTACGCTCCGACGCAGTGGAACGAATACAGCGTTTTCCATGAGCTGTCTGAAGATTTGTACAGGAACGGAGATTACCAGAGCAAAACGTTCACGGACGCCCAGCAGAATGCTGCTGAATTGAAGAAGAATATCGAACTGGCGGACTGGGTTTTTGACTACTGTGAGCGTTCCGGAATTGAAATTCCGGACAATGTGCGCGAAAACGTTCTGCGCTGGAAAGAAAAACTCCAGCGTGAATATACGGACTATGAGTACGCCATGCTCCAGATGGACAGCGGCTTCCAGGCAAAGGCGAATATCGGGAAGCGGATGATCGGCGATATTCGTGCGCTGGACGAGAACGACATCATGAACATGGATGATCTCCGGCAGCTCAGTATCTGGAACCGTCTGAACGACACCCAGAAATGGATGCTGGAAGATACAGCCAGCCAGCTTACGATCACGGATGCTGTTGATCAGTTGAAGAAATGGATCGGCTATGATCTGGATGCGAATGCGCAGGTATTCGGTACGTATCTGCTTGGCGATCTGCTGACAGATTATGAAGAGGATACGTATTATTATCTGCTTGCAACCAAGGGCGCTGACGCGGCGAAAGAATACTACGATCACCTGACAAACGACAGTTACGGCGTTCTTCATGCCCGTGCAGCAGAGGAGACGCAGCGGAAAGCTGACGAGCTTGCAGGCTCCGGTTTCTGGGGACGCCGTGCTGCGGATGCTTTGTCCATGCTCCTGTCTCCTGTGGCAGCGCTTGGAAGCTTCGCCTATATGGCAAAAACAGAAGTGCGGAAGTGGTTGGGTGAAAGGGTTGAGCTTAACCCGAAAAACGTTGACCTGTCCGCAAACATTTATAAAAAGGAAGCCCGCGAAAAGATCCAGGCAGAGATCAACGAAGTTTATGCAGACAAGCCTGTTCTTCGCAAGTTCTTTAGCAGCCTCCAGGAAATGATCAGTAATCGTGGCGACAGTCTGGTGAACGGCATTGTGTTTGGGCCTCTGTTCAGTGGCATTGACAACGCGATGCTCCAGGAATTCATGGGTGCGCTGCCGATGGCCTTCTCCGCCGCAACGGACGCGGTTTCTCTTGCCAAGGAAAAGGGAGCCAGCGACAGCCAGCTCCTGGGTGTGTTCGGTGCGACGCTGCTGGCGGAATCCGTCACTGAAGCTGTCACACTGAGCAACATCAAAGAAGCGTTCCACATGGGCGTTGAAGGATTGACCGCCGAAGGCGTCAAGGGCTTCCTCAAGAACTGGCTGACAAAGAGCGGCATCGAGGAAATGATCGGTGAGTCTGCCAATGATCTTATCGAAAACTGGGCTGACGTGACGTTCCTCGGCGATCTGAGCGATTATAATCAGGCTGTTAAACAGTACAAGAGCCAGGGCATGAGCATCGAAGACGCGGAAGCGCAGGCTCTGAAGGATCAGATCGCTGGCGTTTTGCATACTGCCCTGATCAGCTACCTGTCGCCCGGGCTGGATATCGGGCCGTACCTCGCCGGAAGCACGAAAGCATACATGAGCGGTGTCCGCTCTCAGGCGCGGGATTTCCAGCAGATGGGCTACGGCAATGTAAACATCTTCAGAATCATGCAGAATGATCTGAAGCGGACGCTGAAAGGCGAACGTTCCACGCAGACGCAGGCTGAAACGCAGACGCAGGAAGCACCGGCGGCACAGACGGAGCAGGCTCCGCAGAAAACAACTCAGGAAACAACTGAACAGCAGACAGAAGAAGCCTCCGAACAGGAGGCTGGCGAAGCCATGCCCGAAACGCAGGAAGACGCCGGGAAGACACTTGACCAGACCACGGCTGACTATACCGTGCTGGAGGATGCGAAGACCGCCGACACCCAGACGCAGACGGCGGTTGTCGCCTCTGTGCTTGATACGGAAGGGACAGACGAATCCTCTGACGCGGCGAAGGCCGCTGCGACGATGCTTGGCCGTCCGACAAGGAACAATGATTCGATCAACGTTGTTCAGGACGCACTGCTTGGTTCCAAGAATAATCCGGAACAGGATGCCCAGGTGAAACAGGCGATCAAGAACGCTTCCCTTGGCGGAGAGCAGAGCGCGGCATGGAAAGTTATGCGGTCACAGGAATACCAGAACGCTTCCATGGAAGAGAAGAACGCGATGCTGATTGCTACGCTGGAAGAGGATGCGAATAATCCGGCTGTGCAGGAAGCGATTGCGAAGAATGTACATGAGAACCGCGTTGCCGAAGAGATGCGGAACATCCAGGCGGAAAGCACGACGGCGGAAACGAAGTCGCATGCTGTCATGAAACTGGAAGAGGCGAAAGCCTTGGCGGAAAAAGCGGCAGCTCAGAGAGCGAAGGTAGAGCAGGCGAAGGCTGATCTGGAATCCCGCCGCGCAGAAACTGAAGCCGCAGAGGACGCGGTAAAATCTGCAAGCGAAGCTTTCCAGGCTGATCCTTCTGATGACAACCTGGCTGCTCTGAACACGGCGACGGATGAACTGAGCAAGAAGACCGCCGTCGAACAGGAGTATGAACAGAGCCTGAAGAACGCGGAGCTTGGGCAGCATTTGCTTGAGGATACTGCCAGCGAGGCTGAAGCTGACGGGCTGATCATGCTCCGGCAGGAAGCCGAGGCGCGTGTAGCTGAGACCGATCAGCAGCGGGCAGAAGTGAGGCAGGCAGAGCAGGAAGCCGCTGCCGTTGCCGAAGAGCAGAGGATTGAAGCGGAACGTCAGCAGAAAATCGAAGACCATCGGAGCGGAAAGCTGACGGAAGAGGCCCAGCGTGAGCATCTCAGGCTGATGGCTGAAAAGAAAGGATATACCGGCGAAGAAGCAGAACGGTTTGTGGAGGAGGTTTTCCGGTTTGCCCAGGATTACAACGATGGGAAAATCGACATGTCCAAACAGTTCTCTGAATCTGAAGGGTATCTTGTTATGGGCGCTTTGTCCCGTCGGTTTGGCGTGAACGTCCAGATCACCGAAACCCCGAATGGAGAGAACGGATGGTATGACAGCAGCACGAACACGATCACGCTGAACAAGAACCTGAATGCCGGACAAATCCTTGTCGAGTTTGCACTTCATGAATTTACGCACACGCTGGAACAGACTGGCGGTTATAAGCAGTACAGTGACTTTGTTCTGAGCCTTTATGAAAGCGATGCCGCTCTTCAGGAAGAAGTTGCAAGGGTTATGCGTGAACGCGAAGAAGCCGGTCATCCTTTGAAGGATGAAGATGCGGCGAAGCGCGAGATCGTGGCGGACTTCACAAGGACGAAGTTGGCCAACAAAGAAACCGTATGGCGTATGGTTGACGCTGGGATCGGCGGAAGAGTCCGGAACGCTCTTCATAATATCAACCAGTATCTGAAGAACAAAACACAGAAGATGGACGCGAAAGAACGGCAGACGGCAGAGAATCTCCGCCGTGCCGAGCGTATGCTTCAGAAGGCGATCCGCCAGCGGGCAAAAGAACAGGAACAGATCAGGCAGGAAGAAGTTAAGAAGGCGAACACTCCGGAGGCAAAGATCGAGCGCGAGGCGAAGCCGGTTACAACGGCTCCTGACGGTGAGTCGATTACTTCCGAGATCGGAAATGGTACCATCGTCCGGTCCGACAATGACAATGTACAATATTCAACACGTACATGGACACCGGAAGAGAAAACGCGTGTGTTTAATGACACTGTTGCCAGACTCAAACAGGAAGGAATGTCGGAGGAAGACGCAAAGCAGAAAGCACAGAAATGGGTGGATGATATTACAAGCGTTGCGACTACTGTTCTTTCCGATCAGGGTCGACTGGACTTTGATGCGGACACAGATAAGAGCATGCTGAAGCCGAACCAGGATTATTACTTTACGGTTGATGCATCCACGCTGTGCGCGAAACGGCTTCTGTATCAGGGAACGTTTAATCTAATCGAGCAGATGATGCCGAATACGCCACTGCTTCCGGATGATCTGATCGAACTTGCCAACATGATGCGAGAGATGGGATACGAAGCGCCGTGCGGAATATGCTATGTTGAAAGCCGCAGGAGACTTCTTGGAAAGTACGCGCATCAGTGGCTGTCAAAGTATGACGGTGAATATATTCCGAGCATTCGTGAACTGACCACTTCCGATGGCCTGGAAGAATTGAGAAGAACGCATCCTGAAGCTTATGAAGCGTTCACGAAGTCCATGCGAAAGAAAGGAACGGCAAACCCGAAAGTCGTGCAGCTTCGCACGGACTATCAAGGCGATATCAGCCGGATGACCGATGCAGAAGTACAGAAGGTAAAGGATATCGGTGGCTTGCGGATTCAGAGCTTCAGCGACTTTGAGACTCCTCATTTACTTGACATGATGCAAGTAATTGCAGACATGGCTTCCCGTGGTTTGACGGGACAAGCGTACACGAAAGTCCCGAACTTCGCATGGGTATTTGGCGATACAGGCGTAAAGATCAATCTGAGCCTGATCGGAAAAGGAACCGGCCTTGATGAGAATGGGAATCTTGTGTTTGATGATGTAGAAGGTATGCCTTTTGAAGAAGCCATGAAACTTCGCGAAAGGTATAGCAAGAACGTTGGCACAATCCTTGTCGGCATCAATGACGAGCATATCATTGCTGCTATGGGCGATGATCGGATTGACTTCATTATTCCTTTCCATCGGAGCGGATGGAGCAAGAAAGAACGCTCCAGGATGGAATCGTTGAAGGATTACAAGGACTATACCAGCACTCAGAACGAGAGAGTCATCCTCAGACGGAAGAAAGACGGAACTTATGAAACTGAGTCTTTCCAGAAACATGAGAAGAGAACCGGCGAGAAGAACGAAAACTTCCAACCCGTAGGAAAGAACGGTTACTGGGACTTCAGCAAGAGCGGACAAGAGAATGCGGAACATTATCTTGAAATGTGTGCCAAGGCAGGAAGAATTCCGAAGTTCTCGCAGTTCCTTGTTGACAACGGTGACGGTTCTTTTAGCCTTCCGCAAGGCGATGATGCGAGAAGCGCTGCAATCCGCAAAGGATACTGGAAGCTGCTGATTGACTTCAAAATGTATGACAATGACGGAAACGGTGCTGCACAGCAGGCTGTTACCACAAATGTCAATATGGAAGAAGCAAAGCGCGTTTTGTCTG